CAGCTTCAAGACGAACGTCACCTAGTTCAACAAGAAGAAATTTATCAAATAATGCAACATCAAGAAATCTAACAAGACGCGTTGCGACTCTTGGTCTAAGAAGAAATACAAGAGTTAGAACTCCTTCACCAAGAAAACCAGCTAAGAAAAGAAAAGTTTCAGAGCGCGCTTAAAAAAATATAAAGTAATAATAAAATGGCATATGAACTTGGGAATATTGGATCATATATGGCAAAACGCAAAGCCAATATGGAAGCTTACAAAAAAACACACGCTGGTCAGAGATTAGAAAAACGCAAATCTCAGTCTAAAGGCCGTACGGGAAAGAACATGTCAGAGGCGCGTCGTTCAGCTGCAATGACTGCAAGCAAAAATAGACGTAAAGCTGCTATGAATGCTGCCAGAAGAGTTCCACCACAGGTTCGTACTATGGTTAGAAACATAGTAGCAAGAGCAGTAGAAAGAGAGAATGCAAGATTGGCAGCTCCAACCATTGCTGAATTATCAAGAAATAATTATGCACTTGCACATACAATTTTCGCAAATAATCCATTGACACGCGCGCAGTTAAGAGAGCTTGCTTGGCAACGTAGATTAGCTGGTAACGCGAGATATGGTGGTAGAAAAATACCAAATACACGTTTATAAATTAAAGAAACGTGAACAGGTTCGAGAAACTCTTTAAATATGAAGTAGAATACTCAACTACGAAGTAGTTGTTTAAAATGGCGAGAACAAAGCCCACAATTCCCAAACTAAAACTCACTCTGCAACACACAAAATTCTTTGCGAATTATACACCAGGAATTTATCTCATTTCGAGGCGTGTAAAAGGCCAGATGCAAGTAAAAATAGGTCAAACCGGCAATCTCAAGCAAAGAATAAGAACTTATGGATCGGATGAAGTTTTTAGAATTTGGTCTTTCAAAACGCCTATTCATCTTATACTTGAAGGGAAAATCAAGTATAAGTTGAGTGAAATTTACAGGCGTATTGAGGGGACTACTGAATCTTTTGATGCGGATTTTGATGACGCTTTAGAGATTGTGAGGTATGTTATCTCTCAATCTCCAGATCCCGTGGTTCCCGTGGTTCCCGTGGTTCCCGTGGTTCCCGTGGTTCCCGTGGTTCCCGTGGTTCCCGTGGTTCCCGTGGTTCCAGCCATACAATTTGAGAAGGAGTTGAAGATGGATATGGAGATGCAAATGGAAAGAATAAAATTAGCTGTGGAGAGGCAGATGGGGAGGATGAAGATGGAGATGGATTTGGCTATTGAGAGGCAGTTGGAGGCAGCAAAGAAGCCAACCATCTTTGATAGTGTAATGTCATTCTTGGGAGTTCGTAAGCATAGAGATGGTATAGATGAACCGCCTTCAAAGAGGCTTAAATATTCGATTCGTTGATATTTTAAAAATGTGTTCCTCCAACTCAAATGAGTTGTCGTTCCATCTCGACTTTTTTGAGAATTGTACCGCTGATGTTTATTACAATGAAAAATACATGGGAAATATTTATGAAAGAATTGAAAACAAGGATTATATAAAACCCTTGTTTTCAAAGGATGGATCCCTAAAAAATGTTTTGGTAAAGGGAGCTGGAAATCATTATGAAAGTCCAATTCGTGATTTTCCACCTCATTTTGGAATTCAGAATCAGATTAGCCGGCAAGATTCTGTGGATGTTGCCATGCAATTAAATAATATGTTTTATTAACGACGAGCACTGAACATCTTCATGAGTGAACGATGTGCGGTGAGAGCCTTTATAAGTTGTTCTCTCGTTGGTTGAGGGTGTCTATGTGGTGAACGGTTATGTACATATTTTTGTTTATTTTGTGAAAATTTCACCTTATATCTGGGATTCCCTGGAATTTTAGACGCGGTGTAAATTCCATACCCACCACGGTTTGGTTTATTACCTAAAAGCACATGTAATGAATGGGATGGCTTTCTTGCTCTTTTCACCGATGCTTCCTTGCGTCCTTTATACCCTCTATAAGCCTTTTGAATCTTGGTTGCAAGTTTATTCTTTCTTCTTGCGATTTCAGAGTTGAGGAACGCGGAAAGGTTATTCATTTATTATATAAAAATATAAAAATATGTAAAACAAAGAATATGAATTGGTTTGAGCCCCCTGAGTCCAACTCTGGAACGACTACAGATAGTCAGTTGTCCAAAGACGCGTCCTTACCACGTCGTCGTGAAACAACTGGTATTCAAGAAGAAAATTGGACACCTCTTTCAATTGCAAATCTTGATAAACTTTTCAGGATAAGTGAACGGGCCTCATTCGAACTTCTTGAAGTAAACTTCAACGAAGATGGTAAATACGTTTGTAACTTCCCCCGATCTGATCAAAAACGCAAAAGCGCTTGATTATCGCAGACTTGGTAAACAACGTGTAGAAGCTTATCAAATATGGAGAACTCTCAAGGGATATTCTCACGGCTGGAAAAATCACCCAGCTGTGAAAATGTGGAGGGGTTACGATTGTTTCTTGGCAATGTACTGTAATGCTTGTATAGACGAATGGATCCTTCGTGGATACAAGAATACTATGCAGAAACTGCCACATTGTAGCAATCCAAAGAAGCCAGATTGGTGGGGGCGCGAGGATGTATTCAAGTCCCATCAAGCTTCTTTGAATAGAAAGAAACCAGACTTTTATCATTTTGATGTGTCTCAAGAAGAGTACCCGGAATATATTTGGCCAGTGTCAACTACTCTGTAGTTGTTCAAAATTCTTCTTTCCAATATTTGTGCGTCTCCTTTTTTGGAAATTTGAGTACAAGAAGAGTGCTGAAAACACCAAGTAAAAAGTCTTTAAGCATTTTTAATATCTTTAAATATTAAAAATGTTAATTCAGACACAAGGGACTTGTTATTTTTACAGTGTACTGAATACAATGGCAGATACGAGAGGAGGAAGAAGACTTTTATTGGTAAAAATGAAGGAGTTTTTATCAAAATTATCTGCAGCACAAAGAGAAGTATTTTTTAATCATAATGTGTGTATAAAGTATTCTAATCTACCTTCAGTGAAACGTTTTATTTTCTTTAAATTCATTTATAATTATTGGACAGGATATACTGAGCTTAAGGGATCAGTAAAACTTCTTCAAAATCTTAATATGCAGAAATTCAAACTTGAAGGGGGTGATTATATGGCACCAGCTAGGAAAAGTATTTTTGGCGCAGTTAGTATTCGTAAAGAATTATGGGCACCGGGAAGAAAATACAAACCAACAACGGAGTGTGTTGTACAGATGTCATTTGAAAACGAACAAAAAAATTATTTTATAAAAAAACCTTCTGATATAAGCGTTTTCTTGCCAGGTGATCCAGATTTTGTACTTGACAGTGCAACTATAATTATGAACAATGGACCTGGTAAACCTGCACATGCAATTGCATGTGTGAGATTTCCAAACAATTCATTTGAACTTGTGGATTCAGCTGGACATGGAAAAAGATACAAGTGTGACTGGACACATCCTGAAAAAGTTGAAAAAGTTTGGAAAAGACATTATAGTGGGAGATATACCGTGGGTTGGGACTATACATCGATAGTGTATATCAAAACAAAGAATCTCCCAGAATTTAGTCTGAAAGGACTCACTCCTAAACATTCATCAAGAATTCCAAGTCCAATATATGCATCAACGTCCCCTGCGCCGCATGGTAGAAACTCATTGGGGCGAAAGATTATGAAGGGTCCCAGGGGTGGTCTTTATGTGATGGTGGGTGCATCTAAAAAGTATGGGGCAAAGCCAGTTTTGAAGAAGCCTTCTCCACGGAAAAGTCCAAGTCCCCCAAAGAAAAGTCCAAGTCCACATGGTAGAAATTCAAAAGGACGAAAGATTTTAAAGGGACCAAGAGGCGGTCTTTATGTGATGGTTGGTGCAGTCAAAAAGTATGGGGCAAAACCGACTACAAAGTAGTCGTCTATAAAGTAGTCGTCTGTGGTGCGTGCTCAGCCGCAATCTCATTCAGTCTGGCTTCCATGGCGGAAACAATCTTTGGAATGATGACAGATTCAATCTCAGCAACAATTTTTGGTATGACAACAGTCTCCATTTCGGAAACAATGAGAGGTTCAGCGGCTGAGAAACAAGCACCCATTTTATTATATTACAATATTATAAATGAAAATTGCCTTTTACACTGGACTTTCCATTGTAGTTCTTGCTCATGTGTTCATCTTGATTGGATTCAAGAATGCATTTCTTTCAGCAAATCATAGTTATATAATGTTGTTTGCTGCGCTCCTCATTTATTGGGGCCGTTGCCGTTGTTCTTCTTAGAAGCTCATTTAAAATAAAGAAATATTAATATGTACGGGACAACTGAAACGCGTTTCCAGAATGTTTTGGTCTACTTAAAAATATAATCTATATTCAGTAGCATGAGTCATAAGAGACTTGAGTTGCTTAAAAAGATTCTTGAGATTGTTGATGATGCAAAGGAGACTATTACTGATCAGGAGTACATTGAAATTTCAAATTACTTGATGGAGCTCCACAAGAGTGAAAAGAGAATTGATGAAATTATAAGAGAACAGACTCAATTGAATTTGGGTGCAATGCTTTGGTACATTACAACATTTGATAATGCTGCGTGAACAGGTCTGGGGACCAATTCGAAGAATTATGACAACTGTAAACAGTTGGACAAAATGTCAAATTACCCACAGTTGATTCTTCCTACCCGTGAGGATATGATTGTCAAAATTAAGAAGCACGAAAAGATTCCAACACTTGGAGAAATTTTGGAGATGCGTGTACAGGCTCGTGAACAGTTGTGCATTCCATTTGAAAAACAAATTCCTTACGAACGCTAATATGGCGATTTCACCCCAGCTAAAGGAGGAGATTGAGACTCGTATAGGCCATTTGAAGCTATACGCCAACTCTTGGAAGTCATGGGAAGACTACAGGGATCGATGGGAAATCACCAGAGAAGCGATTGAAAGATGGTCACAGGATGATCAGACAAGATTCTTTTTCGAAGGGATTCATTACTTTTCAACTGAAGAGTTGTGTGTAATGTTTTGGCAATCTTTGACCAATGAGGAGAAGGATGACTTTATTAGTAAGATGAATAGTGACTCGGAGTTTGGGGATGATATTGAGAGGGAGTATGCTCACTGGGAAGAGAGGAATGAGATGTATCTAGCTAGGAGGGAGGATGCGGCCTACTAGACAATTTCTAGAAGTTGGACAACTTCTAAACAACTTCTAGAAGTTGGATTTATTCCCGCGTATTATTGTAAATGTTACCCCCTAAAAAAAATTACACTCGTCGAATATCTATGAAACAACGCATGAAAAATCTTTACCCGTGGTTTGTTTTAAATCCTCATCTTGCAAAAAGTTACATTCATAGTTTAAAAGAAGGTAAAATTAGAACACTTAAATCTTTAAGGGGTAGAAATATACCACAGGGTGGTAAAATTCCAGTTAATCCTAGGAAACCTTTAAAAAGAGGTGGACAAAGTGTAAAATTCAGTAGACCACTCGCGACAATCATGGGACCAAAGGGTAAACCGGGACTCACTGCAATGAATAGAGCAACCATTGCGAGACATGAGAAACTAAAACATAGTAATGTTGTAGATTATGTTATACAAGGTGGATTTCGAAGAGGAAATTTTAATCCAATGTCTATAAGACGTAGATTTCAGTCTTTGGTACCAAGTGAAAAAGATAGATTCAAAAGAAATATTCAAACGAATTTAAGATCAAGAAAAATTCAAATGACAAATTTTTTTGGAGCCGGTCCCATGAACAAGAATAATGAATCTCATTTAAGTCATTTTAATAAGATGGTAAGGATTGTAAAAAATCTTGGTCTCTCTAATATCAATACATATGATGACTGGAGAAAATCAAATTTATTACCAGGTTAAGTGAACAGGTCCAACTTCTAGAAGTTGTCCAATCATATGGCCGTCTTTGTGATTGCTTTTTTGTTCACTTCAGCACTTATTCAACTTGCACAGCTGATATGGAACATGCTTCGATTGTTGAGATGAAATCGACTATCGGGAGTATTAAAGGTGCGATTGCGTGGTACCGAACTCCGAGAACTCATCTTGTGTATAGACAAGGTGGTCTAGTGGAGCAGCGTATTATTGAAATGAGCATGGAGGAGAGATCCCAACAGCTCAATGCAGAACTGGATCTCGTCTATTTTGAATGGCGGCTGGATATAATGGCAGCAACCACCATTCAAAAGAGGTGGAGGGGGGTAAGGGATAGGATGCGGTTAGTTGATCCGGGTGATGAGATTTGTAAGAGGCGCATAGCTTTAGAGTTTAATAATCTCCGTCTTGACGTACTTTGAACCATCCTTGTTGACTTTGAGAATCGTCTCTTTTCCCTTGATGTACACCGACTCACCAAGTATTCGAGTTGGACCCGGAACCTTCTTCATAAAAAATTCATAAAATTTATTCAAGATTTCGCAACGTTTAAACATTTACTTTTACACAAACAAATTCTTTAGTAGTCGTCATCATCAAAAATATTGTAATAGTTTTTCCGCTCCCTGAGAAATTCATCGTCAAACAGAATCTCTGGGATGACAATTTTTGGGAACTGGTCCTGGTCCTTCTTCACCACATGAGTTTCGCGTAGTCGCTGAAGCCCGTCCCGTTTCCGGTTCTTTAGGTTCCTCTGAATCTTCTTGAGGATGAGACACGGATTTGGGATGGAGCACAACTGTGGAACAGTTGGCATTTTTAAGATTAATGGTTGTCTGCTTTAAATTAACCAAAGTTTTAGGAGGTT